ATAGGTGCCAGGAATTGAAGAGATTGTTGTGGTAGCGCCCGAAAGTGTTGTGCCGCCTGTATTGATCAGAGTCATGCCGCCGCTTGCAGGTGTCGCCCACTTGAGGCCAGTAGCTTCTGCCGAGTCTGCTGTGAGGACTGTATTATTCGCCCCTACCGCTAGGCGAGCATCAGTTGTGGAATATGTATAGAGATCGCCTTTAGTAGTTAAAGGAGAACCTGCCCCGCCAATAGTTACCCACGCTGAACCTGAATAATACTGTGTCGCGTTAGTGTCTTTGAGATAGGAGATCATGCCTTCTTGAGGGCTAGCAATGGCCGAAGTACGGGCACCCGCGCTAGCGAAGACCATGACCACCTGCGAGGCTAAATAGCCATTTGCATCGGCGGCAGTTAGCACGTCCCCTGTCGTAAATTCCTTAAAACCTAAACCAGCTGCCATTGTTTGTCTCCTAGTATCCTAATATGGATTGTCCGATTATACCGTAAGTCGATGATCCGATGATGAATCCCTCAACTATAGGCTCAAGTGTTGTTACTGTGCATTTCATGCTATTTGGGGTGATGTCCCATGCTAGACCCTGCACCTGCAAAGTCTTGATGATTGTTGATCCATCCGGCTGAACGTTGGTTATCTTGACATTGTCAAAGTAATCAAGGCCGATCATTGTGTCTGTAGGGACTGCCGTGTCCAATAGATCGACTGTCATTGCATCGATGCGGATCGTTGTTTCAGCTCTAGTTGCTACATAAATCTTAGCAATGTCTAGGACTTGAGCATCTGTCTCAGGGATCATTTCCGTCAGAGTAGTGCCATGAGGGAAGTACTTAGCTGAGGAATCAACATTAACTGCCGTCTGTGCTGTGCCGCCAATGCGCGTCATGCTGGCTTGATTGATAATCAGCTTGTCATCGAAGGCATATTGGAGGTTCGAGTAAGGAATTCCAGTAGTCTGATTAAACTCAATCGGTGCCGGTGCTAAAGATGAAACTACATCGGCGCGATCCTTAAACTCTGCAATGCCTTCGGTGTCGATAAAAAAAGCACCCTGCTCGGCGAACTCTGCAGCCTTAAGTGCTTGCAGGGATGTGCGAGCTGTGCCGGGATCGACTTGAACTGTTGTTGATCCTGTGTCGATAACTCGCATCGATAGCGGATAATCCACCTGATCGAGAATCTTAGTGATGCGCGTGCCAGTTGTTTGACCTGCTGTGGCGCCCGTCACACTTGCTATGTTAGCCATTTGGAAGAGTCTAAAGGAGTCATAAGAATGAATATCGACATAGCCCAATTCTTGACCTGTTGGGTAGGTGTATTTGTAAGAATCGACATAACCTGAGAAAAGGAAGTGTTGGGCTGTTGTAGTGGTAGCCGCTACTCGTATCTTGCGCAATGGGGTGAGAAAGCCAAAATAGGGTGATGCTGGATTCTGAGGGTTAAAATCTCCATTTTGATCAATCACGCGGACTGTGCATGATCCGGCCTCATAGGTATCGCGCATGATGTTGCGACCACGCTGAATTTTGATTGATCGAGTCACATCGCTGAGATCGACTGTAGGCGTATTAACCGGCGAATCGCCAAATTTGCTAGTACCAATAACGCCAAAGGTTGGGTCGCCAACCACAAAACCTAGCCCAAAGGTGGCACCTTGGCTAAAGTCGAACGATACCGAGATGGTTGCAGGTAATGTCATTTGATTGACGGCGCTCCGCGTCCGTTGTATCTACTGACATCGCTGAAAGTACCTGATAAGGATTGATTGACTTGGGCGCTTGTTACTGCTCCGCCCACAGCTTCACCATCAAGATAGACTTCTATGTTGATTGCCTGTTGGTTGGCTCCTTGGAATGAATTGACTGCAGCCATCAATTCCATTTGAGCATCTGAGAAACTAGAAGATGGCGCTACAGGGGTGTTCTGTAATTGTGCTACAGATACGCCAAGCGATGATGCTGTGTAGTTAAGCAAGTCCTGAGGTAGTGTCCAGTTACGATAAGGATTCGGAGCTTCGGGAGTTGTTAGTAATAAATTACGAATATCATTTTGACGCTTGATTGCAGCTTCTAATTGATCCGCTAACTGAGTAGCTAGTGTTGCGTTGTCTGCCAAGATTGCTTTTTGCAATAGCAAAGACAAGCGATCTGTTTCGCTGATCTGACCTTTAAGTGCTGCCTCAATACCGATTGCTTCTAGGTTAAGAGTCTTTGAAGCCCTAGCCAAAGCATTCTGCTTCTTCTGTGTGTCGAGAGTTTTCTTTTGCAATGCTGCTAATTCTTTAGCACGCTTGACGGCAGCCGCTTCTGCCCTCTTGCGAGCTGCATCATTTGGATCTACATAACCCGGGCCAAGCGCAGAACTAGGATATCCGCCCATGCCCGGAGTGGCTTCTTTTCCTAAATTAGAAAGAGCCTCAAAGGCTTTTTTGAGCATTCCAGTATTAGGTAACAAATCAGTAGTGGTACCTAGATTGCGAACAAGAAAATCAATTCCAGGGATTGCTTTAATCTTGTTGATTAAAACAGCAATGCCGGTAATAGCGTTAGAAATTTGTATTGAAAACTCCAACATAGAATCCGCTAAAGGTTGAATAGTGTTGCCATCTCCAGCAAGTAGAGACAGAGCTTCTACTAAACCCTTGCCGATGTTTTCTTGTGCCTCACTTGCGGCGTTAGACAGGATGCCCATCTTGCCAGCGTAAGTAGTTAAATATTGAGCATTGGCACCCGAGAACTGTTGATTAAGTTTTGCTTGAACATCTGCAAAACTCATAGTCTTAAGCTCTGCCTGAGATAAGCCTAGAGAGTATTTGCGAAGTCCTCTAGTCTGACCGACGTAGGCCATAGTGAGATCATTCACTACAGTTTCGAAATCGACGCCTGATCCACGAGAGATGTCTAAGGCTTGCGTAAGTAATTCTGTAGACTTGGTTACTGATCCAGTTGTCTGCAATAGACGCTGTAACGATGGGCGAAGTTGATCATCTGTAACGCCTGAGGCATTAGCCATCTGACTGATAAATGTTTCAAGGTTAGGAATCTCAAAGGCTAGACCTAAATTCTTGACCGACTGCGCTAAGCGAATAGCCGCTTTTTCATCTTCGATGAATGCTTTAGCTGCAGCCTTGCCAAATTGAGTAATCTTTTGAACGCTAAAAGCAGCGAGTAGACTTGAGCCTAATCTTTTGACGCTTTTGTCTAGCGTGCTAGTGGCTTTGCCAGCTTGATCAAAGGCTTTCTTACCCTTGAACTCACCGATAATCGGGATGCGTAATTCAGCCATTAGATGTTGCCTCTCGCGTTAAACTTAGCGGCGGCCTTTTCTAGCGCCTTAATGACTCCAACTTTAGCCTTGCCTTCATCCTGATCGTAAGCCTTAAACATGGCTCGGCCTTGCATTTTGCCTGAACCTGTCATCGTGCCAGGCAGATTAGACACGAACTTGCTACTAGACTTGCGTCCAGCCCACTCGTAGATAACTCCAGCCGCAGTCTTGTTGTGGATTGATACTGTCTGAATCCAGCCTTGACGATTAGGCTTTGTCGGTGTCAGTTTATAGCCGACGCCTCGACGTGCGATGCTAGCATCATATTTAGGGAATCGACCGGGCTCGCTAGTGCCAACCCAACCCGAAGGCAATGCTGAATTAGCAGGCATATAGCCACGAGCCTTTTTGACCAATGGCTTTAGGAATCCAACCATTTCATCACGAGTCTCTTTATCTAGATTAGGCGAAAATTGCTTGAGAGCCTTGCGAAGCGCATTAGCGCCTTTTAGCTCTGTAGGCATCGCTCTGCTCCTTCGCTCGGTCTTTCAATGCTTTCAGTAACATCTGTAGCATTGATGAATCTAAATTAATCAAATCTTGTGGCGGGATAGCCGTCTCAATGCTCAAACGAGCAATAAGATAGTGGATGCTATCCCTACCGATTAAGCCAAAGGGTCAGACTCAGCAACCTCGACACTCTTAAGAGTTTCGAGAAAGTCTGAACCGAATGGCTTGACTGTGACTCCACTTAGTCGAAGGCCTTCCCATGCTAGCCAATAGACATCTGACTGCTTTTCATCATCGCGAAACGCTTTGTGAAATCCCTTTTTAGCATATAGCTCGAACGCGTATTCGAGGCGAGGTGTGATCTCGATCTCGGTAACGCTGTTGTCCGCTAGTGTGACTATTAACTTTGCCATGTTGTGCCCCTTTGTTTAGTTTCTTAGAATGTGCCTGTTGATGCAACTGCTACTGTACCACTTACGTTCCATGTTACAGATTGCATTCCGAGATCGCCGACTGCGCCGTTGATGTCTGTTGTGTTATTGACAAGGCATGTCATTGTGTAGAGAGGGTTTGTCGCTGATACAGCGGTTCCCTTTTCCTGTAGAAGAACGACTGTTACGTTTGTTCCCCATGCAGCTTGCAAGGTTGCAAGTACGTTGGCAGATGCGGTGTCGTTCATAAAGTCGATGGTTACGCTTGAAGCCTCTAGGCCCTTAACGTACTTCTGACCTGAGTCACCCATCGCTGTGACGGTTAATTCTTCAAAACTTCTATTTAATGTGATTGATTGAACATGATCGCTCAAGTCGACAGAGTTAACCTTCACGCCGACCTTGTTGTTTAGAAATACAGCCATGAGATTATTCCTCTTCCTTCTTGATAGTTACTGCCTTAGGTGTTGATGGTGCTACCTGCCCGATCTTGATCAGGAAGGCTTCTTGCTCTTTTTCCCACTCGGACATTTTAGCTCCAACTCGTTAGGACTGAGATATTGATGTTACATGTAAGTAGATCACCTGAGACGGCACTCAGGACGGCCGGAGCCGATACCTCTGTGACGTTGTAGGTGTATGAGGATGCAGCGAGTAGATTGAACACTCGGACTACATTGTCCTCAATTCCGTTTAGGTTGCCCTCGTTATCGAGCAACGGCACCATGACTGAGATTGTGAAGTTCGCCATTGGTGAGATAGAAGCGTGCCATCCGTTAGACGGCGAAATGTAAGGATCACTAGGAGCGACGATAACGCTGTTAGCAATAGGGGTTGCAGGTGGGAATGAAAATACAGACCATTTAGTGTTATCAATTAAAGCTGTTGCGATACCTGCTCGGAGTGTTGATATGGCGGCCATTAGCCCACCATCGATCTCGGATCAAGATAAGGCGCAAGCAATCCACGAACGCGTGCTAGGAGTGTGTTGCCCATTCTGTAAGGTGAAGGCTGATAACCATCGATCGTCACGCCTCCGCTTGATGGTGCTTGACGGCTTTGCCAAATGTCAATGGCAATCATGAGCGATGCTTCTTGAATCGCTGGGATCGTTGTGTAATCTGTGTAGGTCTCAGCTGCTGCGATACCGAAAGGCTCGACTGTGTGACGTGGATTATCAGATGTGTGTGTGGTGGTTATGTTAAATGATCGAGCATCGACGCCTGTGATTGTCTTGGTGCCGTTGTACTTAGTACCTGCACCGGAAATAACTACTGATTGACCAACATAAAATACTTCGCGAATGTTTTGATCAAAATAAAGTGTGCCTGTTGTGCCCGTGTTGCCGTGAGCAATTATGTATTGCTGGTTCTTCCATAGAAAAGGCAAGAGTACGTTATCCGCAGCGTCGGCGACTTGTTGCAAGACTGAATCAGTATAGAGAGTGCCAACGCCAAGGGCGGTGCGAAGCTCTGCAACTGTTGTCAATGCCATGCTCTTATCCTTTCTAAAGACTCGAGGGGTAGAAGGGCACTACCCCTCGAGCGACTTAGGTGGCTGTTAGGCCTTGTTGTTCTTGAATGCGCCTGCTGCAACCTTGGTCGCGATTGCGCCAAAGCCGTAGTAGCCGATTGTTACCTGTCCTGCTGCAGTTGACTCTGCGCGTAGGCGGTAGGTTGGTGACTCGTACCATGTGTACGCATCTGGGTTAACGATCAGGATTGTTCCATCGCCATCGCCGCCGTTTGTTGGATCAACGTAAAGATTGAGTCCAGCAACGTTACCTGTGAGTGAAGTTGGAGCAACTGCTCCGCCTGCGTTCATTGGTTGTGAAGCGGTGTAGATCGGACGGCCTGAATCGTTAAGTGACATGATGTTAGACCATTGTCCTGTTGATACGACCATGTTGCGAGCAAATGGATTTGGAAGGCCTGCAGTTGCACCATATACAGATGCTGAACCGCGAGCGACAATTCCAAGGAGTTCTGCTGCAGTTGGGTATGTGACTGTTGTTGTCGCATCTGCAGTTGCACCTGAAATAAGTGCAGCGTTTACTGCTGAGTTAGTTGCCTTTGCGTAAGCTGCTGCCATGTTGCGGACTAGCTCATCGAAGAATGCTGGAGATGTACGATCTAGCAATTCAACTGAGAATGTCTGCTGTCCAGCGTACTTCTGTACTGTTACAGAAAGGAAACTTGAGTTCTGATCTGTGTCGCTAAATGCGTCGCCTTCTGGCTCGATTGCAACTGTTGGCATCTGTGTGATCTTAGGGATCTCAAATGTCATACCTGCATCTGGAAGCACTCCACGAGAGATTGCATCGATTGATGGGCGGATGGTTGTTCCGAGAGGATTGATGATTTCAGAGAGCTGACGTGTTGGTACGAGACCAGCGTTGTCAGATGTGTCTGCCGCTGCTGCGATCCATTGACGAGCTGCGTCGTCTCCGAGTGTTGCGCGGATTGTGTTTTCTGCATACTTTGCAGCTGTTACTTCAATGCGTGGCTTTGTGTAAGCCATTGCTGTTACAGCAGGGCGAGCAGCTTCAACTGCGGCAGCCTCAACTGTAGGTGTTGCTTCGACTGCTGGAGTGTTTTCCACTGTGGCTGTCTCGCTTTCTGTTGGTTGGTTGGTTTCTGCAACTTCGGTTTCCGCTGTTGCGGTTTCTTCTGCTGCAATGCTAGTGATTTGCGCTGATTTAAATGCTGGCTCTGTGACCGCGCTAACCTCGCGCAAGACGCTCGAAGTGACGTGAAGAACACCATCTTTAGGTTTTGATGATTTGACTTCTACACCAACACTCAGACCTGTAACCAGTCCTTCTTGAGCCATTAATAAATAATCAGTCGCTTTGCTACTACGACTTAATTTGAAGGTAGCGTAAATGCCATCGCCTTCACGAATTTCAAAACTTGAAGCCCGACCCAAAGGTTGCTTAATGTCATGTTGCGCTAAAAGACGCACGGACTTTGCATCTGGAATCTCTATTGAATCGGGTTCAAAAATAACTGCGCCGGCGCTTGTATTACCAATTTCACCTGTTCCCATTGGCACGATTTTGCCTGAAATCTCGCGTGTGTCCATTGAGGCTGTAAGTTCAGCCGCTTCTAAAGTAAAGAAGGTTAAATCGCTCATATCATTCCTTCGCTTCCGTTAGGTGTTAGGTCTGTCATTTCCATAGCTTGTTCTTGGGTGATCAACTGCAGATCAAGTAGTTCACGGATGATTGAAAGTTCTACGAGTGGGTCGGTGCGTAAATAATTTTTATCGATGTCGAATTTAACGATGTTGCCCCGAGCTGTAATGTCATCCATTGATAGGCGATCTTCTATCGCTGAAATGAATGGCTGTAAAGATAGTGTGAGAAACTGGCGTCTTTCGTCCGTCACGTTAGCGTAGGTCATTGTCGTGTTCTGATCTGCCGAGACGTAATATGGAGGCACGTTGCAAAGGCGAGCGATCTCGGTAGCAAGATTCTGAATGGCCTCGTTGTACATCATGTCTTTAGGGCTGAATCCGACTGCCTCATATTGCAAAGTCGATGTGAGATAGGCTGTAGAACGATTGAGGCGAGCATTCTTCCATGCTGAGAGTAATCCCTGTACTTCGGCAGGTGGAAGGTCTGCACCTGAGTTACGAATGTAGCCTGTAGCCATTGGAGTCGCGGCTGCAACTACGCTGGCTTTCTGAATGTCTAGTGCGGCGCGAATTGTTGAGACGCCTGTGTTTAGAATGCCATCGCTTAAAGATTGGAACGTGATGAGCGAGCCTAACCCGTCCATCGGTACGGTGCTTCCATCGATTGCGTAAGATTTTACGAAGACGTTATCGCGATCGAGAGTAGCTGTGACTCGACTGTTAGCGATCCACTCAAATCGAGATGGACGTCCATCTTCTTGGTATGTCTCGACGACTTGCCAGAATGCCTGTCCATAGAATAGAAGTGAATCGACTGTGTAAGCAATAGTGACAGAACGTGGCTGAGAGTATGAAGGTTGATCTAGCCAGAGAGGCTTGCCTAATTCTTCGCCTGTAGATTTTTTGTATAATTCGAGAGGAATTGTGCCGATCGTTCCAGCCAAAAGATTCCTGCACCTAGCTAACGCAGGGACGCCCATGGCCTCGGTACGTCCGACGTAGGCAAACTGAAATGGCATTGCATAAGGAGAATACTCACCTAGTACCTGTGGAGCGTACTGCGCCTCGACATTAGCTTTTGGTGCTGCACCCGTAAGGCGCGAAAGGATACCCATAGAGGGCAATTATACACTATCAGATGTAAATAGCTGCTGTTTGTTGTGGTTTCATTAACATACTTACAACCATGGCTAGAGAGATCGGCGCAGATACATCTCCGGCGCTTTTACGTTTAACTATGCGCCAGCTCGAATCATTTGTTTTAGCCGCGCAGTTGTTCATCTGCTTGATCAATTCTTCTTGACCATTGTGAACTACTCGAGCATTGACTAGACCATCAAGTAGATCAGAACAGGCTTGGTAGAACTGCTGGCCTGAAACGTCTTGCGTTACCTGACCAGCATTAGCCAATCTTTCAGCGATTGATTGCGTTGTGTACTTATCAAAACAGATCATCTTTGGCCGATACTGATCAGCCCATCCTTTGATCTCGGCTGCTATTTTGAGATCATCGACTGAGACTTGCGACTCCCATGTCTGCAAGATTCCCACTCCGATTCGTCCGTCACCCATAATCTGACCAGCAACGAGGCTCGCATTGCGGCGAGATGGAGATACATCAAAGCCAAAGACTGTATAGCCGCCGACCGGAATTTCGAGCGTGGCGTCACTGGTCGCCTCAAGTACGCCATGAGGCCACGGACTTTGTAGAGAATCAATCCATTGACATAAAAGCTCAGTTCTAGTGTCCTCAATCTTATTAGTCGCGACAGCTTCCTCAAGTGATTCCTCCGTTATCGTGTAGCCGAGTGCTGGGTTAGCCATCGCCCAACCATTGCGGTCCGTGATTTTGCAATACTGCGGTGCTGACCATTCGTAGAATCCGAATGACTTAGGCGGAGCAGATAACGCACGCTCTCTGAGATTGTTAAGGGTTTCAGAAAAGGCATCTCCGGCATTGGAAGTCAGTAGTGTCTGGCTGTTAGGTCTTGCGCGAGTAGTAGGGATGGCGGCGGTGTACCCGTCCTTACTGATCTCTCGAACCTCATCGATCCAAAGAAAGTCTGCCGTTCGTCCACGAGATGAGTCACGGGTGTCAGAGACTAGGTCAAGCGTTGCCCCGTTTAGTAACTCGATGCGCTCTCCGCCGTTGGCGTAACGAATAGCCTTTGTGCCAGCCTTGAGGTGAGGGGCGTTCTCTATAATCCATGCGATCTCTCGAAAGGTCATGAGGGCAGTCGCTCTGTTAGAGGACATGATCAAATGCTTAGTTTCGCCACCATAGAACAAACCCCAAATGACACGCATGCGGCCTAGATGAGACTTGCCATTTTGACGAGCTTGAATTAACAGCGTTGTCTTACGAACGTACATAGATTTACTGTCAATTTTCATCATGTCATCCAATAGCCAGCGTTGCCATGGTAAAAGTGGCACGCCTAAGTCATCTGCCATCTTGGCAATCTCATCTGAGCGTGTTGCACCTTTAAGAAGTGGGCTGTGAAGCCTTGCCTTGGTTGCCCCTCGTAGCGGTTGTTTTCGAGCGGCCATTAGTCAGGACTATCTGTGACTGGTCGGGCGGTAAAGGGACTATCCGGCATCGTTCTGGACTGCGTTGGGGATATATTGCCAGAAAAGACAGGGGGGGTGGCCTGTTGTGCTAAAAAAACGCCTTCTGATCGGCTTCCCTTGCGTGAGTTACACCTTGCACAACAGCTGACTAGGTTATCGTATGCAATAGGATCACCGCCTTTAACTATAGGAATGATGTGATCTACTGTTGTAGCTGGTTGCTGGCAATAGAAGCATGACCATTGATCACGCTGTAGTATCTCTAGGCGCCTTGCTTTATAGGCACGAGTCCCACGGGGATCACCGCGCTTTGTACTCATTGCCATCCTTTAGTCTTTAGATGATGGAGTGCATTGCAGTAGTTAGGATCTTCATACTCAGTCCATCCATAACGACGTCCTACATAGTGATAGTACATCCAAAACTGTGTGATCGCTGAGCTTCTCTTTAGGCTCTCAGTCTTCATCTGATAGAGCCCATATACCTGTTTCGTACCACCTATGTTACCTACTGCCTTATAGTTCCATCTTGATTCTCTATAGACAATCTCATGATGACACTTCTCTTGCTTCTCAGTTAA